ATGAAAACAATAGATTTGACGGGGCTTTCGCCTGATGTAAAAGAATATATTACAGGCCTCAAAATACAGATTGACGAACAGGCCAAAACCATAGAATCAAAGAATTTGCGGATCGACCGACTTATGGATATAGTGGCTGCATTACAAAAGGGTATGTATGGTCAATCCAGCGAAAAACGCAGGTATATTTTGGGAGAGGATAATCCTCAGCCTTCCCTATTCAATGAAGCAGAATTTGAAGCAAACCGGAATGCACCGGAACCCGACCAAGTATCTGTATCCGGGCATGCCAGGAAACCCAAACGCACCAAAGAAGAACTGGCCGCAGACCTTCCTGTAGAGGAGATCCTCTGCGAACTGGATGAAGAACAACTCACCTGCGAAGTATGCGACGGGAAAATGCGGGTTCTCGGAAAAGAGACCGTTCGCGAAGAATTAGAGATAATACCGGCAAGGGTAAAGAGACTTCGATATATTAGATACAGCTACGTCTGCGAACGTTGCGAACTGGAAACGGGAGAAGCCACGATTGTAAAAGCTCCCACTCCCGTGCCGGTCATAAAACGGAGCTTGGCCTCAGCGTCAACTGTGGCTCATGTCATGTATCAAAAATATGTTAATGGCCTGCCACTGTACCGGCAGGAAAAAGACTGGGCCAATCAAGGGATTGTTCTTTCCAGAGCAACATTAGCCAATTGGATTATACGCTCAGCAAACGATTGGCTGTTGCCCCTGTGGGAAATTATGAAAACTCATCTAGTGAAACAGGCTGTGGTTCATGCTGATGAGACGGTGACCCAAGTGCTCAAAGAGGAAGGAAAGAAACCCTCCTCAGAATCGCGGATGTGGGTATACTGTTCAGGGAAAACCGAGACTAAACCAATAGTGCTGTTTGAATACCAGCCTACGCGATCGGGTGAGCATGCCAGGCGATTCCTGGAAGGCTTTCATGGATATTTGATAACCGATGGCTACAAGGGATATGACAAAGTGCCCAACGTAACCCGATGTGGCTGCTGGTCCCACCTGCGACGACGATATCAAGAAGCAATGCCTAAAAATGGAGTAATAGAAGGCTCCAATGCCGCAATAGGATTTGACTACTGCAATCAGCTGTTTTCCATTGAGAAGGAGTTGGAGCAGCTACCGCCGGATGGGCGGAAACTACAGCGTCAGGGACGTTCCAAGCCAGTTCTTGATGCCTATTGGTCATGGATTGAAACTGTAAATGTTCTCATGGGCTCCAAACTCGGTGAGGCTATTACCTACTCAGTAAATCAAAGGAATTCACTAAGCACATTTCTTGAGGATGGGCGTATTGAATTATCTAATAATCGCGCTGAGAATGCGATCCGACCCTTTGTTGTGGGAAGAAAAGGTTGGCTTTTCTCGGATACAACCAAGGGAGCCAAAGCCAGTGCAGTCGTTTACAGTATTGTAGAAACGGCTAAGGCAAATAACCTCAATATATATATGTACTTGGTTTATCTATTCACCATGATGCCGGGCATAGATTTCAGGAGTAATCCAGTGCTGCTTGAGGACTTCATGCCCTGGTCGCCCAAACTGCCGGACTATTGCCACAACACCAAACATTAAATAGGATTACAAAAACCCCGGTGCGATTATCATATCGTACCGGGGTTTGCTTTGCCATGCACCTTAATATTGAGCGCTTACAAATAAAATGCATCCCTCCGCTGCACAATTACGCAAAATAGATAAAAAAGCTGATAAAAATACCCCAGCAATACCCCAGAAACACCAAAAAGCCCTGTATTACAGAGCTTTTCATTGTATCAAAGATTAAGTTTTAAATGGTCGGAGTGACTGGATTTGAACCAGCGGCCTCTACGTCCCCAACGTAGCGCTCATACCAAACTGAGCTACACCCCTGATTCTACCTATGATTGAAGCACTCTGACCACTAGGTTTTTTATTTTATGTCTTTAATAATATAGTGTACTAGTTCAAAAATCAAGTGGTTAAGGTGTTTAAATATAAATCCCTAATTATCGGACTTTATTTATTGTTGCATAAATTTAATGAAGTGGTCGCTGTTTTTGATGTTGTGACCTAAAAACGCATCCTAATATTAATACTTCTAAAACAAATTCTTTAACTTTATCAATTTCTCTACAAACATTGAATTATTAGTATCAGTGGCCTTTAGTGTTATATTATAAGTTGCCGAATTAGCGGTAATGGAACACTCATCATTATCAACAACACTTAATGTATAGGCACTTGTTGGTGTACTTCCAGGAATAACCTCAAAAGTAAACTGAGGATTATCAACAAAAACACCATTATTATATTTCTTAACCTGATAGGATTGACTTTGTCCTTTCACGATGTCATTAGCACCCAACAATTCATATGTAAAATTATCCTGCACTACTTCCTCAACCGTAATAGCAATAGTATCCTTTACATCAGGCATATCTACCATATAAGCGGTAATAATACATTCACCCTCATCAATACCAGTAACCAATCCAGTTTGATCAACTGTTGCTATGCTGGAATCATTTGAACTATAACCTATTTCCTTATCTGTAACGGTAGTTCCGTTTAATTGAAGCGCTACAGTTAATTGTAAGGTATCATTTAGGTTTATACTGGCAGTATCCCCATTAGAAATGCTCAGAGAATAAACATAGTCCTTTCCATTTGCAACTTCATTTTCTACATCATCATGAGTAGTATCTATCGTATCAAGATCACAATGTAATATCAGTAAACCACTTCTGGTTAGGTCTTTGCCAACTACCTTAAAAGCATTACCCATCTTAATAAACCTTTGGTTTAATCCTAATTCTTTGGATTGTTCATTAAGCTGCATGGTAACAATTACTTTACCAGTTGGCACACTTATGTATTGGCCTGTTTCAACATCAAAATACTTAGAATCAACAATTGCAGGGAATTCCTTGACTATACCATCAATTATAAACTTAATATTATAGTTGCATTTTTGGATGATTCCTTTATAGTAATTGAATCGTTTATGCCCAATCTCCGATATAATCAACCACTTATTACCCGAATCCCATGTTATATAATCCCCCCGGTTCAATTCTTCGGTACTCGATATGGTTCGTAAATCAGATTGACTATTGACAGGCAAGTTATTTATAATCGCCTTTTTAACCTGGGTACTATCGTTTATTTGAATATCATCCCCTGCCATACTCAGGATGTAATTATAATCATTATCCATATGCTTAAATATGTTCATAAAATCCTCCTATCTTTAATAGAAAATTGCTCCTGTAAAGCGTTTATTTCAGCAGGGGTATACAAACTATTACCCAAGCAATTTAAAGGCTTTTTGGGAGCAATTTTCTTATTATTTTATTAAGTTTTATTCGCTAAAAATGTAAACAAAGGATGAACCATCCTGATATACATTCTCATCATCTGGCAGCATTCTTATTTTTCGTTCAAGTTGGTCAATCCTGCTTTGTAGGTTTTCCGAAAACTCAGTGACTGTGATATCTTCAGTTTTATAAGACTTCATTAGTTGCGGATTATTAGCAATAGCTTCAAGAATTGATAAAGCAGTTTTAAGAATATTCTTTTTGTTTGTATTACTTTGGGGATTATAATCTGTTATCCCAGTAAGTCCGTTTTCCAATAAGAATACTGACAGTTGTTCGTCAGTATATGAAATATCGCTGATTTCCATTTTTAAGCGTTCTAAGTTATTCATATATAATTGCCTCCTAACCAAATACAGCAACAGAATTTAATCCTTTAACTTCTGTGCAATCCGAAAAATCCCATTTTCCTTGTGGTCGTGCGTTCTGACCACCAAAACTTAAGAATGTTCCTTGATTGTCTTGTAATGCTCCAGAACCACTTACACCATCGTAAACCGTAAAATAATTATATCCAGCAGAATTATACAATTTAAAATCACAATAATCTCCACCAATAATGGCGTAGTTGTTGGGTGATCCAGCTTTATATATTTTTTCCGAACTTAGACCAGATGTATTAATTCTATTTGCTGAAATTGTTCCTGCTGTGATTTGACTAGCATTTATATTTCCAGCATATACCCAATCTGAGGATACTGATTTTGCAGTTATGTTTAAAGCGTTAATGGTGGATGCTTTAATATTCAAATGACTATCATCAATCCTGTTATTTACAATTGCATTGACTGGTGAATTACCAATAAATAGTTGAGAACAAGTTAAAAAAGATTGAAATTGTCTTATATTTTCAGGATCACTAAGCAAACACGACTTCTTTTCAATACTATCCTTTGTTAATTTATATATGGTTAATTCTCCACCGACTTCCTCATTTGTAACTTGGTCATATAGATTTTTATAAGCAAGAATAATATCATTAAAATCATCAGATTTAAAATCCGAATAATTGAATTTCTCATGTGCTGAATCGCAACAACATCCCAAAAGTACATCATTATATTCTTTTCCATTTAATTCAATCTTCATTAGTTCAAAATTATTCTCATCACCAATAAAATAAAGCATAGGTTCATTTTCAATAAATTCGGCAATAATCATGCAAACAATCATTCTGCCTGTATTATTAGTAATATGATTATTTCTGTATTCAGTTTCCGCTATTACTCGCAGGTTCTCAACAGAACGATTACTTGCTTTTTTATACTTATTAAGAATTGAAACCATAATCTCAGATTGACCACCGATAAATATAACTTTATCGTCTATTTTGTGAACTTTTGTATAATTATCATGCCATCTTAATTTTTGATTATTAATATCAACTGATACCCTTGAATCACCTGCAATATATATCTCATTTGGTTTTTGTAGCGCAAAACATAAACTCATATAATTCCTCCTTAAAAATAAAAGTACCCCTAAAAAGAGGTACTTAGCATTTGTATATACATTTGTTATTACTTGTGTTTTTCCATATATTCTAATAAAGCAAAACTTAATAAATCCTGCGACTTATATAATTTTTGGCTTGATGTGTATTGCTTCCAATTTTCATAAACTGTACTGTTCATTCTAAATGAAACTAATTTGATTTCACCATCTGGAATATCAATCATTGTATCAACTTCTGTATTGGTATATGTATTAACATTTGTATTGTGCTTTTCTAATGCTTCTAGCCTTGTTAATACATCCGTTAATACTTCTGTATTTTGTACTACTAAAGTAAATACATTTGTAAATACATTATTAATTAAATAATACCCTTTTTGGTTTAGTGGATTGACTAGGTTTTGTTTTTGCATATTTAATTCGCTTGCAATTTGGTCTATATCTTTTCCTGCTGATAGTTCTGCATTGAGGAAATTAACTCTTGCTTTATCATCTAGTTTTAGGTAATCCTGTTTGTTCATAGGTAATCCCTCCTATATATATATTTGTTAATACAAGTATATAGCAGAAGGAGAATAAATACAAGTGTTAATACAGTTGTATTTATAAAAAATGTCTTATTCTATTGGACATTTTAATAAATCAAGAATAACCGCTATGATCAACAACAGGCCATCATTTTCATTAATAATGCCATATTTCCTTGATTCATTTCCATTAATATATCCAGACATATCCCAAAAAAATTGATTATATGATTCAATATCATATTTACTATTTCTTCCGAAATCTGTTTCAAATGAATCTTCGTATTTTTCGTAAATGAAGTATACAAGGTCATTATCATACATATGCTTTTCTACTTCTGAAATAGTCTCTTTATGTCCTGCCGATACTAAAGCAACTACCTCCAGTGCAAACATATTTATTCTATCGTATTTGCCAAAATTGCTCATTTAGATTTCACCCCCCACTTCTATAATTATCATTACTACCATCTATAACCACACTTATTACATTGATATGTCTTTGTAAGCTTACCAACTGAAAAAATGCCAAATAATGCAACAGAGCCTACTTTACTTGCACCACTAATTTTTTTAGTATTTACTGAACCACAATTGGAACATTTAATTACAACTTCATGATTAATTTTTGTTTCCACTTCAATAAATTCATTAAATTTACTATCTGTATTTAAAGGAGTTAATTCAATAATTGCGCCTAAATCTTCAAATAATTTTTTATAATCTTCGGCCTTAGAATAATCAATATTTTTAATTATAGTTGAAGGAGTTTTATCAACACTGTCCTTTGCTTCTTTAAGCCCACAATTTGTAATATCTCTGATTTGTTTAATTATTCTTATATAATTTTTATTTTTGTTTAAAACTTCAACTAAAACGACATTGCAAATATCATAAATTTCCTTTTTCTCTTTCATAGGTTCACCACAATTAGGACAACTTACTGCGTTTGGGGATATATCTTTATCGCACATAGGACATTTAATAAATGGCATGGAAACACCTCCCTATTGATATTAAATGAAATATAAATCATTTAATAACTGGCAGTTAACATAGATTTATATATTTTACTATCAACTTCTACAATTAATTTCTTACCATTTTTTAATTCACAAGCAATTAAAAATTCTTTTTTATTACCACCTGCTAATATACCTGCAATTAAGCCCAATGGCCCTAATGCTAAACCACCTACTAATCCCCAACCGGCAGTACCTATAAATTTCTTTTTATTTTCCTCAGTAATTATTTCAATACTTTTAATATCATTATTAATGAAATTTACTTTGCTAAATAATCCACCATCTTTAGGAACAATAGCAGGTTTTCCAGCAACTATTTTAATTACATCATCTTTAGAAAAATCACCCGCTATAATTTTACCAGTAGCCATATCTTCACCCCCATATAGTATTTTAACATATTATATGATATATATTACCTCTTTAAGTAAAAATTATAAACGTTGAAAATTAGGTTAGATACGCCCCAAAAAAACCATTTAGGGGTATCCAGAGAAAAAAGCCAACCATTTTTGATTGACTTATCCATATTTTCCTGATGTATATTTATGCATTCGGTTGTATAAATTTAATGCAAATAATGCTTCAACTTCCTACAATAAGTATTATGTAAACCATTGCTATGCCATCAAATCCCTATATATTGGGCTTTGCATAAAATTCGCTTAATAAATGGAAATTATCTGCTGTAAAACTGGTAATTTTATTGATATTTCTATACATATTTTATTCATTCTTCTGAGCCATCTGATACTATATAATGTGTATTATCTTGTATTATTTCATTGCTTGTGCCAGGCCATCATTATTATTTTCATCCCTGTACCTCTACGAACATTTGTTCTATTAATTCCCTTCGTTCCTTGCTTCTCATATCTGCTCCGAACCGCTATAAATAACAGGAACCGAACGGGTGAACGAACATCTGTTCTATTGACTTCAATAATATCCACATATTAATGTTCCCATTTCCTCGCCATTTCTTCACCATAATCCCGATTATTAATCTACCTCTGCTTTACTCCCTTCTTGCTTAATTAACTCCATTTCCTGAGACGTATCATAAATATATGGACTTCTACTAAGTAATGTCTGCAACGATATAGCATTTATTTCCCTTAATGCTTTCAAATTATCAATAATCTCTTTAGCATTGTTTGGCAGATTATATTCAAATATAACCTCTAAATCCGATATATCCAGATCAATACCCTTTAACCTCAGTATCTTTGCTATCTGTTCAAATCTACTATTAAATCCCCTCTTCAAATACTGCTCAAACATGGCTGCCTTAATCATACTCAGCGAATAAAGCATCTTAATAGATGTTTCACTTATATTGCTTATCTCACTCCCTGCCATCACTACAGAAGGTAATCCAGCCACATCAAGTAATGATTGCTTTAGAATATCATACAAGGCTTTAAGACTGTTATAATCCATCTTACCAGTAAGGTATTCCATATCACCATCTTCTTTTAGCTGTAAAGCGTACCCTACTACATTAGGATCAATCTTTGCCTCTCCATCTCTACCTAGATTAAGTGGATCACCTTTAATTACTGGTGTTGGTTGTAAAAACTTATAAAAAGCATCATGGTATTTGCTAATAATCTTCTCCATAGAATCCAGAATATCTATATAATCAACAATACTACTTACACCCTGTAATTCATCCAGTTCTGATGGAATAATATAAGCAATAGGTAAACCGCTAATATTCTCATATTCTCCGGTCTTTCTTAGATTACCACCATTATCATCATAAGTGGTTACTGTCTCAGGGGTATATACCTGATAGTAGCTTACTGCATCAATGCAATAGTAATAAATAAAAGCTATCATTTGTCCCATATCATTGTATATTGGGTAAGAATCAGCCCCATCAAGTAATTTACTTGTGATATTCCCACCACTATCCAAATAAACATACTCGTATGCTTCTCCGGACTTAATCATGGCATTGGTTAGTTTGGGATCAAACAGTGGATATTTCCCTTTATTATAAATATCCCTGATAATCTTTAATGTTTCGGTATCATCACATGATAGAGTTAATTTATTCTTCAATAAAAACTGGGTCTGGAATTCAGTTATCATCTTTGCATAATTCATGTTTATTGCCGCTGGTCTAAACGGCTTATTATTGTAATACTCTATCTGTCTTTGCTTTATCAAATGTTTACCGCTTAGATACTCTTTGACATTTAGAATATTTCTAATTCTGTTCTGTTGCCATGCTTCCCCAACTGCATCTTTAAACCATGTAGGAGAACCATCGTAATTATCTTTTATGTAATCATTTAAAGTTTGCATATATCTACCTCCGTATTATTGAATTATTAGTCAAACTATACACCGCTAAAGCTGAAGCAATTATCATATCATCATTACTAGCTTTTCCGGTCATTTTGCCTTTGTTAGTCATTACATAGGCTTTCATTTCATCTAAAAGCTTCCTGGAATTAATCAATATATCACCGTTTATAAAAGCGTTCTTAAAGAGTTCTATTAATTGGACTTTACTTGTCGCTGTAGTATCAAAACCATAGACAAAACTTCTACCCTTATCTGTATATTTTTTAGTCCTAACTACGTTTATATAGCCAAATTCATGACGCATCTTATAAGCGAATTGTCCAGCATCATAATTTCTTTCAATAAGCATCTGAGCATAATTAAAATACCTACCAAGCTGGTAGGCAATTTCTGCAAATCTATATAAAGGTATCTTATTTGAATAAAATTCTGCTACCATTTCCCCATCATTGGAGAATATAGCACAAGTGGAGTAATCCAGCCCTGTACCACTGGCAATATCAACCCCCATATGGTACTTCATGTTTCTTTGTAAATCCTTATATACAAACAGATTCTTATTAAAATAAGGTCTTAAAACTTCTGGTAATGGGCTTATCTCGTTATATGTCAATGGATCAGGGATATATATGTATCTGTCATTGATTTTTTCTATCGGGAATACTAAACCCTTCAAACTTGTGGAAAATGCTTCCTCGGGGAAACTAGGGTACTCTGAAAACATTTTTTCTTGACTCATATCCTGCTGTTTCCATTGATACCATACTATTTGCTTTAAGGTTACTAATTTTTGTTCATATAAGGGTATGAAATATGGCTCTATATCAGCACTTGCTAACATTCGCCCATGATTATTGTCTCTATACCATTGTTCAGCAATATCAATTTCATTTTTATAGTTTTTCTTACTGCTTTCACAATACCAGGGAAAGAAATAATATTTAAACTTACTTCTATTCCTGTAAGAATTCATAAACAATTTATAAAAATAATCCGTTGTTCCTTGCTTTGCGGTACTTTCAACAACGAATGTAGAAGTATGATTTTTTGATAAACAAGGATCAGTTGAAGCAATAGCATTTTCCTGTACTTCCGCATCATACATACCAAACTCAGATAGTAATACCCCTTCCAGGGTTAAACCTCTGGCAATATCTTTATTTCCAGCAACTTTAAAAACTATTCGTGACTGGTTCTGAAACTTCAGTTCAAATTCATTATCCCTTTGTAGTTTTGGCCTATACTTATCCGGCATGGAATAAAGCATCTGCTTTAATTTCTCACCAATACCTTTCGTGCTATCCTCATTGTATGAAGCAATTAAGTATGTAGTTTTCGGTATTGTAATAGCTTTCCAGAGATAATACAGGCTAACTACCGTTGTAATCCCTAATTGCCTTGATTTAAGCACAATAGTATGTTTATTGCTTTCCATCCCATCAATTAATTCCTGTTGTTCTGGTAATGGTTTAAATATTACTTCCTGGTTTTCATTGTTCATTATCTTAATGAAATTCTTACACCAAAGAATAAAATCTGAATTAATCATCTGTAGCTTTGTTTCGGTTTTCATAATTCCCCCTTCCGGGCATAAAAAAAGCAGGTATTACCTGCACTAATGCACCTTATTAATTAATTACTAAACCATCATCTTCATCATCTGCTATCGCTTGCGACTTTCTATTCAGTTCTTTAAGATTACTCTTTACTTCCTTCTGAAGTATCAGAAAGGTTTTAATACTCCGTTCATCACCCTGCTTGGCCTTATCAACAATAGAATCATATATATCAAAAAAATCCGAATTCATACGTTCTTTAGTTAGAATATACATTAATCTAGCGTATTCATCGGACTTTTCCCATAATTCCATTCTTTTAAATGCTTCTTCACTACCATTAAAAAACTTATCAAGAATATCCTCTTTAGACCATAAACCATAATCGGTTTTATTGTTTGATAGGCCATTCTTCCAAAGAAAATAAATCCTTCTGCGATTGCTCGTTAGTTTATATACTTCTTGTAAAAGTTTCAATTTTTATTACCTCCATAAAAAAAATAGACTTCCGCAGAAGTCTACCAATCATATTCTGAATAATCATGTTTTTGTTCCTGAGCTTTTTGATTATGCCTTTCAATAAATGCTATACATTCTGGGCATTTTCTTTCATCTTCATTTGTAGCAAAGAATTCTTTACTACAGATAATACATTTTTTATGTATTGGTTCTGGTTCACCCCAATCATCAACAAATGGATAATCATCTTCCGATTCTTCCCAAGGATCATCATCTTTTTCATATTCAAGTTGTTTTGTTAGTTTTAAGCTTTCGGTAATACTGTCTTTATCTAATTCCTCTAATAATTGTATAATCTCCTCATCATCAGAGGATTGTTCTTTATACTTCAACTTGTGTAATTCTTCTTCCAATTGTTTAATTCTGGTTTTGTCATCAACCTCAGTATTATTGATTTTTTGTTTAATACTTCTTTTCTTATTAGATTTAGTTTTGTCAGTTAAAACTAAACCTTCAAATGATGCCATATCCTTAACTTTTTTATCAAATAACTCATCGTCATATAAACCTATAAAAGTTCTACAATACTTTTTCTCAGGAGTTAAATAGTTATTATCATATCTAATCAAATGCAATTCATCCTGAAGAATATTATTGTAACGCTGAATAGTTCTTGAATCATTAATCAACTCTTTAAGCTTCAATTGTGTTAAATAGCCAAAATGTTCTGGATTATTGGACATTCTTCTGCAAGCAATAAAGTATCTAATTAAATCATATTTACTTAAATTTCTAGTTTGGCAATATTTTAATATTGTATCTATATCATTATCTTTGATCATAAAATAAAATTCATCTGGTGGAGAAGGTAATTCTAAATAGAAGAATGAATTTTTATTATCAATACTTTTTTCTCCGTCTAAATTACAAATATCAGTAATATATTTCTTTTCTATAAGAGATAGTATTGCATCTTTGACTTCACCAATAATCTTAGTATTATTTTTAGTATTAATTCTTAATAAATCAATTAGCATTTGAATAGAATATATGCCAATTGATCTATTTGCTACATAATATCTATACAATAAAATCAGTATAGTAAATTCTTTATTGGTAATAGATAAATCATCATAAATATCATTAGGTAAGCGAATATAATTATCTTTTTGTATATTAATACCTCCTTTGCAGGAAGTTGTGAAATTTCACAAATGATTAGATTAAAAAATAAATAAATTGATGTGGATTGCTAAATTTATTTAGCAATAAAATCTTTCTTATTTACTATTTTTCTTTTACTTTGTTATTTCTTTTTTATTTTGTTATTTCTCTATTATTTCACTGTGTTTTGTATATAAAAATGCGTTTAAATTCTAATACTGCATACATAGATATGCGTTTAAATTCTAATACTGCATACCTAAAAAGCGTTTAAATTCATATTTATTAAGATTTTAAAAGCAAAATTAGGTATGCAGTAGTTCATCTATTTCATTTATCAATATCACAAAATCCCTATTTATTGCTATTATTCTTGTTGTTCGCTTCCTTCTTCATTTTCAATAATAATTTCATCCATCTGATTATACTTTTTCCGGCTCCACTTCTTTATTTCATTTTCAATCCCTTTGACATTATGGAATGAAAATATAAGTCCTTCATTTGAAATATTATTTGGCATTATCTTTTTTATAGAGAATCCCTTATTTATTAGATGATTTGCTAATTCATATCCATAAATAAATACTGGTTTACCTACCGTCATCTTTTTAATGCTCTGGTTCTCTTTCTCCGGTTGCATGATTATTTCTTTATCGTCATTTATCTTTATAGTAATATTCATCTAATCATTTCTCCCTTTCTTGAAGTGATAAATATACTCCGTATATTTCCTTTTCAGCTCATCTGATAAATTCGTTGATCCTGTTTCCCATTGGGATAGATTGGATACACTGCAATTACAATATTTTGCGACATCAATTAATCTTACTCTATTACGTTGACGCCAAATCCGGTATTGTTCACAATCCATTAATTCATTCATATTTGGTAATTTAGGCATTATTGTTTTCTCCTTTTCTAAAATATTTTAATAATAGTTAAAAAATATGGAGGTATCCCCTTGAGGATACCCCTATGTTTTTTAAGCTAGGCTTTACTAAGCACTTGCATCAATAGCATCAGTGATATATTCAGCGTTTTTGTTTCCAGCACTATCTGCTACAGCATCAGCACCAACCTTAATTTTATTGGTTGCGGTACTCAAAGCAGAAGCAAAAGTTATTACCAATTTCCCGTTAATAATAGCAACTTTATCATTAGCACCCAGGGCTGCAAATGTAGTACCATCAGTAGCAATAGTTATTTTTTCTTTCAAAGCAGCCAGGTCAGCAGTTGCATTACTTACCTTTTCACTCATTGTAATTGTTACTATTTTCTTAGTATCATCAATTGCAACACTAGCAAGCGTGGGAGCAACCACATCAATTAAGAATCTTACCGCAGCAGTAGGATGAAGGAATTTCATAGTGTTTTCACATACTATAAATCCTTTTCTTGAATCACCTGTTACTGCCAAATCATGATATTGGACATTCCTCAGATTGCAGAATCTAAGATAGTCCATATTAGCCAGTATCATACTATTTGTAGGCATTGATGGCACAGTATAAATATAGGCAGAGCCATATGTTAAATTGAATTTAACTGCCGGACTTCCAAACTCATTGGTTACCCCCTGGTAATAAGTTTTATCATTAAATAGATAAGAGACTTTATCTGTCATATTATAATCGCATAGTAATACAAGATTCTGGCTGGCAGTTCCAGCTTCTTTCATCTTTCTTGCCATTGCATTTAGAGTATTAAAATCAGGATCGGTTTTTGAGGTAATAATATTATCCTCAGTTATAAAATTAACCAAACCTTTCATCTGGCGGGGAGTGGATTCAGCTTCCTCAGTATATGTACCGTTTATCAAATACCATTCAAGATCTCGTTTTAATTCCAATAGCCTGTTGTTCAGTTCGTGGGCAAAAAGATCATTAATATTTTCCAATTCTACAGCTTGTGCGGTATTACTTACACTAACTGCCTTTTCCATTATCTGGCATATGTTTTTGTCACCAGTATTTCTTGTACTGGTGAGGAAACTGGTAATATCAGCACCTTCAAGGGCTGTACCTCTAGTATTATCCAGATTTTCATATTTCCAGTTTACAATTACACTTCCTACCTTCTGTGCTCGTCTCATTAGCAAGCTGGAAAAAGGTAGATTAATATTGTCAAGTAAGATTAATTCCTTGGAAAGATCAATAATTTCATTCTGTAGATTTGCAGTTTTAATCAATTAAAATTCCTCCTTCATTTTATTGAAATAGTTTTGATATTTTGGATTTAAGCATTCCTTGAACATCACCTTGCTTTTCAGCATTGGAGTATTCATCAGTTTGCTTGTGATCCTCTGGCCGGAATGAGTTATCAATTTTATTTTGCTTCTTCAATTCTGCCAGTTTAGTAATCTTGGCCTGGGCTTTTTCAATGGAATTAGCTTCAACCAAATCAAACATAGTGTCAGCATCAAGTCCTACTTTTGCCATTTCCAGTTTGATATTGTTAATCAAATTGTCTTTTTCAAGCTCTTTGACTTTTTCAATAGCCTTATTACCTTCAATGACATTATTCTTGAGATCGGTTATTTCCGTTTCAAACGGTTTAAACAATTCAATAACTTCATCCTTAGAATAAGAATCCTTTTCCAAATTTAGCATAGTAATTACACCTCCATTTTTTATCTATATATTAAAAGGGGTTTTTAAATCCCAATTAACCAAAAAGAAATGAGTGCTTGTGAATTCAAGCACTCTGTGTAGTGCATAAGATTCCCACTACTCAGCCGTTGAAGGTTGCTTTGGAGGACTCCGGATTGACTACCGGAATGTCAACGGCAGCATAATTAAATGAAAAACCCTTGCTTTAGTAAAACTAGGATATATTAACCCCTACAAGTAGGGGATAATACCAAGTTATTAATAAATATTTAGTTGGACTCTTGACAATATAAAATCATGCTGGTAATATTGATTATGATATAATTAGGGTAATTGTATGTAATATTTCTTCAATATCCCTCACTTATTAGATAACTTTTTTCCCCTTTTTTTCGCAAATATATTTTTCATGCCTTTTTTTAATCATTTTCGCCCAATAAGCAAGCTTTGTATCACCGTATTCTGCAATGATATAATCAAAATCACTTAATATTTGATATTTTAGCAGTATCAAGCTTCTGCTTTTTTCTTTGTTCATGGCAGTTTTACTACTAAAACCCATCTTGCTAACAACATCATCCACTGGCATCATCTCATAGTACAAATGCTTGATTAACATCTGTGGCCGTTCTTTTAGGTTTTCAGTAATTATTTTTCTTAAATAATTTTCGGTTGTTCTGTCAAAAGTGATTTCACTTAAATCAAAATCTGGTTCTGACTCGCACACCGCAAAAATAAGATCAGTCTCTTTGTTGTCCCTAAATTTCTCCCTTTCATCCTTATTATCTCTGAGCAAAAAATAATTAATCCCTGTTTGATATTTAGTGATATTGTAGGGAAAATAACCAGTTTCATTATTGTATAATTGCCATTTCTTTATTTTGTTTTTTCTGCTTTTGTCTATTTTTTTGTTATATTCTTGATCAGTCAATTCAATATTTTTTATTCTGATTTTTTCAAAAGGAATATCATATTTAGTGATTACTGCATTTTCTACAGTTGGATAGCTTTTTGCATTTGGAATTACAAATACATCATTATCCTCATCTTCATCTTTTGAGTATAGTAATTCTTCTTCCTCGATAATATTTTCCAAATCATCCGTTTCGTTATTGATAATATCTTTGTCATATCTGCTGTTCGCCCCGAACTCGTAAAAATCAATATATGACTTGTTTGACTGGTGAAAATCAGCATCATGTTTATCATATCTTTGGTTCTCCAGCATTTGATCCAGGGACTTGTGGCCTTTAAAAGGTTCAAAGTATTTAGGGTAATATTTATTAAAATAAGCCCAAATCCGATTTTTAAAACTTCCTACTTTTTGCTTGAATAAGTAGTTTGCCATAAATGCCCTTGGTTCTTTAATATCATCATAAAGTTTAAAATTCTTTAGCAATATCCGTACAATTTGCTCAATAAAATCAATAAAATATGTATAATCAATATCATCCCCATATGTTTTGAAATAATACTGGCTCATTTTAATGGCTAATCCGTTGATTCGTTTATTTTCAATGGTTAATCCATTGATTTGTGCGTATATATCTTCTCCGCTAAGGATTCGATCTATAATCGGATCACGTTCGTCTCGCTCCCCTGAAAATACCTGTTTAGCATTACTTATCTCATTAAATGAGTTCAATTTTTTATTTAACTCTGCAAGTTTAATTACATCTTCGTTGTTGGTCATTTATTCTTCTTTATCCCTCCATTTTTATTTTTTTAAAATGCAAAAAAGCAAGAAAACAGAACCTGTAAATATACAGGGAATTCCCTTGCTACTGTTATGCCAAGGATTTTTTTGAATTATAATAATTCCCCGATCTCACTCCCTTTCTTAAATTTGTTTTTATTGTACCACCATAGTCAGATATTGTAAAGGTATAAATTTATTATTATACTATTTATTTATTCATACTGTCAACATGAATTTTATTATTCTGATAATTTAATCTCTATATTATATATACCACTCTTAATCATTTTTGAAATAGCCAATAAAAAAACCATATGAAATATGGCTTCCTTTTCCCCGATATATTTATATTTTGTTTTTAATCCAAACAAGGAGAATTTAATCCCCTTGCAAGTGCCATACTAAGCACTTATTGTACAAATTCACCCGGCACAACAAGAAAATAGTTTGTATTATTTCCTTGATTATCATGGAAATAATATTCATCTCTTATTGCATCATAAAGTAATTCATATGCCTTTCCAGGAGTTAAGTAATTCTGTAAAACCTGTAATTCGATTGGGATTTCACCACAAACCCAAAATGTGGCATCCTCAATACTAACCGTGTCATAAATTCTTTCTCCTTTTGGCACATCTCGAAGGTTAATGTATTCTGAATAATAACCTTCCCCCAGCATGTCTAAATCCTTCTTTATTGCAAGTTCATTGGTGTACCCTGTAAATCCTGTAGTAAGTCCTGAAAATAAGGCTTTGAATTTGGCATTCACATAATATTCGCCTTTCTTGATTACCCAACATTGCCGATCAAACATTTATAATTCCTCCTTATAAATTTGATAAGGTAATTATACACGATATAAAATAATATTGCAATACTTAATTTTTTATGTTATAATTAAGATTTTTTGTTATCATATTTATATTAATATTTTAATTAGGGCTAAATAACCATTTAAGTAATCTAATCTAAACACCCTTACAGGCATTTTTTATACTTGTTCATCTCGCATATTCTCTACCCAAAATACATTGTATTTACTTATAAATTTCACTTAAATTTGAATGATAAGGTATCAGGTATATGTAATGTAAGGGTAAGGATTTTTAAAGTGTTTTAGAAGGGATTTTTATATTAATAAAATAAAAAAAGGAAGAGAGATAGTTAATAAAATCCCTCTTCCTTTTCCTTGTTTACAAATTGAATTTATTAAGGGGATTGAATTGGTTTGCCCTTTCTTGTAAAGCAGTTCCCCATATTGCTAAATATTTTGCTGTCATTGCAGGAGATGAATGTCTTAATAATTTTTGGAGTGTAAATACATCTCCCCCATTCATCAAAAATCTATGGGCAAAAGTATGTCTGAAGTCATAAGCACAACAACGAACATTTGGGAAATTCATAATTTGTTTTAAGCGTTTAAACATATTTTTTACCGCATTAGGGGTTAGTTGTTTACCTGTTCTATCTACAAATACAAACATAGGTAATTTTCCAAATTGCTTTTGGCAGAACAATTTATATTCCTGAAGTTCAGATTTTAATTTATCTGCCATAGGAATTGATGTTTGAGTTTTTAATTTACCGAATAAAATAATATGCTGGTTTTCAAAATCAACATCACTCCATTTAAGATTACATAGTTCACCCAGGCGCATACCCGTACCTAATAAAGTAATAATTATAGTACTGTCCCTATAAGCATACAGGGATTTATCTCTGGTTTTAATTCTTCGGTAGTAAGATAACATTTCATTTATCTGCTTATCACTAAATACTTCAATTTTTACATTAGAATTGATGTAATTCACCTTATGGACTGGATTGTTTTTTTCATTGAATATTTCAATTTCTTGTAGGTAGTTAAAGAAGATTTTAATTGATCGTAATTTAGAATTGATAGTAGTGGGGTTATTGCCACGTTCCTTCTGGCAATAAATGAGGTAGGATTTTATTGTATTGCTTGTAATGTCCGTAACTTCAATAATCTCTTTTTCAAGGCAATAGGTATGGAATTCTTTTAGGCATCCCATGTAATTAGTTAGTGTGGCATTAGAAATCTGTCGGAATTCCCTATCTTCTTTGAAATCCTGAATCGCAAATTTAAGCAACAA